CTAAGCGAGCATGGTTAGGATATCAATCCCTAAATCGTTAATGATGAGCGCTTTCCGCGCTCAAACTTAACCTTCACTGTCGAGGCGTTAGCCTGGACAATGAAGTCCGACCACCAGAAGAGGTGTATCGGGGTTTCGATGGGTATCTGCCATCGAATCTGGCCGTATCTTACGATACTGCGAGATTCAACCATCGAAGAAGTGTGATGTGAATTAGGATGAGTCTCTTTATGTAGAAGCCATAGTAAATATGTCTTAACATTAGATCTCCTCTTAATTACACTCTTTTCCACATATCCCCAGTAGCACGGCATCCACTCTAGCTTATTTGCATTAGTCTTTATAAGACCAAGCCTATAAGCAGTTTGGATATCGACATGAACACCCTGACGGGAGTTCTCGCTATGGGGAACAAGTGGAAGACGAGACAGTTTTATCAGACGCTTAAGGTATGAGCCTAGCTCTTTACCTGCGACTGAAGACAAACCGTTCACAATATGGCATAGGTCCGTTTTTGGAAGTTTAGAACTCTTTTTTATATAAAAAGGTCTTATATCTTCCCCTCTAAAGAAGTCACCACCGCAAGATTCCCTAAAGGGACCCTCGTGGAATGACTTCTCTTCATTAGGTATGAAACCTAAGAAGTTTAAGAGGAAAACAGCGCGCTGGTACCGGTCGGAGTCGATAATGATATCGTCTCCATAAACCGATACAGTCTTTGAACCTGTAACCTTCATGGCTGCAGCGAAAATGACTGTTTCTAGCGCAAAAGTTATACCATTTCCTTGAGATGAAAATTTTGCATAATTACCCTCACCAAAGGGTCCGGAATATTCCGGACACCTTAAAAGGTTGAGGTAATAGCTCCATTCGTCATCAAAGAGGAAAGGAATTAACTCCCTAGCCATCGTATCAGAAGCCATAGAAAGATCGATAGTAGCTATGCTACCATCAATCGAACCTAAACGAGCGTACTCTTTGTTACGGAATTGATCTTTAAGGTCAATACCCCAACGGTGGAGGCGCTTCTTTAGGAAATAATCGACCTGAGTCTGAAATAACATATTAATTTCAGGTTCAGATGCGGTTACTCTATGGATTTTATACGACTTCGATACAAGGCTAATCCTATTAGCCTTGACGACTGTTGTGTCCCAGGACCTCATTCCGAGGCTTTTCTGAAACAACTTAAACAGCCGGATACTACCAGACGTTCCGCATGCCTTCTTTCTCACCTTACGATAAGGCTGAGAGATTCGGCGCGGTAGGCTGGAGGTCGCGCCAGACGTGACCTTTCTACCTTTCACGGTAGAAAGGAATCCTTTCAGAGGACCGCATAACTTACTAATGTGATGTCTCATCTTACGTATGTCGGAAAGCAAATCTACTTCCCAACAATCTGTAATACGAGACTCCCGGTTAAAAAATGATACTAACCGGTCATTAGTAGTCGTGCACATTGACTCAGCTTCCTTAAATGACGCAAAAGCGGCATTGAAGCACTTCTCTTCATCAGAGAAGTCTTTGTTCTTTTTAAAGAACGCAGATAGCTGGGCCAAAACTCTGTTAGGATAGGGTTCGCTATAGCAAAACCCAATCACATCTGCGATCGTCGCTAGCCGTACTATATCCCGGGCTCGAATGAGCCCATTAATGTAGGATACATGTACAGGAAGCAACGATTCGCTACCATGATCTAATATGTACAGTCTAGCGACTGTCCATACGTCGAGGGACCAATTTTTGGCCTTCCTCTTCTTCTTCATTGGATATCTCCTTAATAATTGAGGTAGATGTATCTGACTTAATCTCTAACTCTTTAGCTTTCATCATCAGAGAACATCCTGATGAAATAGCTAAGAGAAAGAGAATAGTTAATATCTTTAGACTATGTTTAACCATAGTAAGAAGACTTATTAACCATGTCATCGAACTTTGTTGATGCAACAAGTAGCTTAAATTCAGCTATTGCTGCAGTAACATCGGCAGACTGTGATAAAACAGACTTCCGAACGTTCACTCCAATGGTGATCTTGGTAGGGATAGGATCCCCAACCGCGTCCACGGTTCCAAAGACGACTTTAAGCTCTTGTTCAGGCTTAAGATCGTTTCCGGAACCGGTAGATCGGCGTTTCTGTAAGACAAGCTGAGGTTTTAAATCAGAATGTCCATCGAGAGTCCATGTTCGAGCATTCGAAGAATCGTTATGCTCCTCATGGTCTACGGTGCTTTCAGTAAAGTCACCCATATTGTACCTCCTAGGTACTATTTATGTCCAGAAAATGCTTGTATCACCATTGCGATGATATCAAGCACCTTGAATTTATCAAGGTTTATCTGGAAACTCGGGATTACTGATGGAGTAAAGGCTCTTCTGTGTAGAAGAGTTGACTCGATCAGAGCAATGTCTTGAATATCTGTAAATCGAAAGCCAGGGCTAATAGTCCCGACATTTTCGATATTACAAACACTCTTCGACGTTTTATCTACTTTCGTGCCATAGTGTGATACGAAATCACTACTTAGGCCGTTAGTAGACAATAGAGCGATCTTCGCGCCTAGATTAAAAAACCAATCTAGTACGAAGGAGAACGGAACTATCTCGTATGCCGTAATTCCAATTTTGCCACCAAAAGATGATGGCTTAACGGATCCACGTGCAATACCGAGATAATTTACGTTCAACGTTTCCTCGACAACGAGGCCCATAAGGGCATCGCCAGAGAAAGCACGCTCTGCTGTGTAACTCGATGAAGCAGATGTACTGAAACCTGTAGTAGCGTTCCAGAACAGCGACTTCCTCTCGAGATGACTCAGCGCGTCGTCGATAGATGACAAATCGAACACGAGTGTTCGCCATCCGTAACGCCCTTCCATCCACATATTAGCTAAATCTAATGCAGACCTAGTCTGCAGAAATTTAGCAATAGATTTACCAAGATTTCTAAACATAGAAATTACCTTGGTAAGCTCAGCTAAGAACGTCAGTGTGTCGTGCTTCGAAGAAGCAAGATCCACCAATGCTCTAGTGACTACACTGTCGACAGCGATCATATCAATTTCTGATAGTAGATCGTTCTCGGTGTGTTTTGTCACCCCAGCTGGGCCTGGATCAACAGGCGTGAACTCAAAATGACTTAAGTGTGGACCTTCTAACACCCATTGGTGTTCGAGAGTCCCACTAGCGTCAACTGAGTGATAGTCCCTACTTCCTGAGAAAGTTCCTTTAGTTGTGAACTTATCCCATGAAGTGGCCGGCATTAATATGCCAGCGCGGACTTTCCGGTGATAGTAGGGCGTTGAAACCCCGCTTACCTTGGTTCCAGTAAAATCGGCTAAAGCCGTTGTCACTACTT